GCACCGATTGCATCGTCTGGTGGTGAAACTGCTGGTCCTTCGTGTACCACAAGATCAGATGCGTTTGAATCATCTACACTAATATCATAGAATACAACTGCGGGTGTCTCACGAAACACCCGATGTTTACGAAACTGAACACTCATTTGAAACCTTTACTCTCCTTTTTAGGTTTATCAAGCACTTCAATATGTGAGAGGAATACTTTTCGATTCCACCAAATTTCTTGTGCTGACATATAGTCTTCGACTACAACACTCTCACCATTCTTACCTACAACTTTGTAGTGATGGCGATCATAGTCTTCATAAGATGACTGCTCAAAGTATTGAGGATCATCAGGGCGAATTAGTTCCATCAGATTTCTTTTGATGGTTGAATTCTATCACATACTTCTCACAAGTGGTAGTTCGATCTGTTACAATAAAATGCTTTAATTTGTAATTCTTATCTAACTTTTCCCCAACGCTGTGTAGTTGCCACAACAGTTCATTGTTCTCCTTCGCGTCCATTTAATGACTCTACTGTGTATTGATACCCACTATCTATCACATCATCGTGTAGATTTGCAATATCTTGTAATCCCTCTACTGAATACCAAGGTGCAGTTTCCCAATCAAATCCTTCACCAAAAGTATTATCTGCGTTTACAATATACCAATGACAAGACGTGTCAGGAACATCAACAGCACAAGTAGACCAATCATCAGACCATTGTGGGACTTGAACCCAAAGAGTTACAGCAAGAAGAAAATTTAAGAAAGACATTGTGCCTTATTGATGATGAATGAGATAATGATACGTTCCTTATCTGATGTGACAACTGGTGATGTATGTGCCAGTACAGATGGAAAGAATATAATATCTCCTTCCTTTACATTTGGTATATATTCCATCAAATTGCCGTGCCAAAAATCATTGAATGGTGAGAAGAATTTTGTGGGTAAATGTGTTTCATCTAACTGAACATATAACACAGCACTATATCCCAATCCTCCATGATTATGGAGTTCATGGCATCCACCCTTTGGATAGTTCTGTGCCCACATACTATCAAGAGTATATGAAACGTCAAAAACTTGATCTAACTCATCAAAAACTGGTTCAAGTAAATCAAAAACTCTATCTGCATATTTTGGGCGAATACCTTGTTTATGATACTTGTAGTAATCTGTATAATAATTTCTACCAGTTCTATGATCAGTTTTTTCAAGATCCATCAAAGAAATAATTTCTTCCTTGTGATCTCCCCACCCTTCAACAGAGTGTGAAAAAATGGGAACTACAAATGCTTGGTGAAGTTCCACAATCAAGCATTTTTGAGTTTGTCTTTAAGGTCCATAACCTTGTTCACCTCATTAACAGCAGCAGACATTCTTGCGGAAAGAATATCCATCATATCACCAAAGATGATTTCGTTTTCAACATAATCATCAAAATACTTATCTAACGCCTCCTTCAAGTACCTTTTACGGTGCCACTCTGGTGAATAGGGTTTGTAGTCCATGATGTGGAGTTTATTATGGTGCTATTATAGCACTATCTATTCCGTGGGTCAAGTCCCATATCTTCAAGATATTTTATCCACCACTCAGGATCTTTTATCTGCCTCCAATTTGGAACAGGGAGATCATTCTCTACAGTATAATACTGATAGAGTGCTTCATCTATAGTCTGTGCGATCTCCATATTCTTCTTCCTCTTCGTCAACGTCTGCATATGCATCTGCCACATAAGGTCCGTGTGGTTTTTTGGATTCTGCTCTGACATACTTTCGCTCGTCGTTTACTGCGGAGAACCAAACTGCTACCTTCATTACAATCCAAATCGCCGCTATTGGTGATAAACAAGCAACTAGGACTAATGGTTTCATAGTATATTATTTTCCTTGAAGTAGTTTAATGTATCCTTCAACCCACCAATATGTCTGAAACCAACATTAACTTGTGGATACTCTGCCTCTTCACCAAACTCTTCAACGAATCCTCTTGCTGAAAAGTGTTGATTCAATTTATATTCTAAGATTTGAAAATTTAGTTTTTCTAAAAGAGTTTTAGCACGTTCACATTCTAAATTTCCGTTACTGTAAATTACTGCTTGCATTTGTCCATCCATTCGTCGATTTTTTCTTGAGTGGGTACAATGATTCGGAAAGCGAGTCCTTCCTCCTCAAACTCTTTATTCATTTTTTCATATGTTTCTGGTGTGATCTTTTCAGTCACGTTGCCTCCAATCATCAGGTTTATCACGTTGGAACCAATCTACAATTTCATCAGCACCATCAAACCCCGTTTTGTAATTGGATGGGTCGGGGTCACCTAAACCCATCCTATTCATAAAATCATCCATACTACCTTCTTCAATATCTTGTGATGCTTGGCGACGTGCTTTGTTCAACCAATCTCTAGCGAGAGTATGTGCTTTAGCAAGTTTTTCTGCCCAAATCATATCCTCTAAAGGAACTTCTTCGTTGTTTGCAATACAACGGCAAATAGATTCAAGACGAAGACGGTATGCAGTAGATAACATAAATTTATGTCTCTTTATCTTTATTTATTTCTACCATCAATTCCTTTGCAATTCGCAATGAACGACGATATATCATATATTTTACCACAGGATTCCTAGGATTGTTAGTCAACCACCACCAGTGGCGTTTTATTTTAGTATTTACTAACTTAAATGCATACACAAAAGCGGCAGCAGCACGTTCATCAGTTACGATGATATATGCCACTACCGCAAACATCCCCAAGAGGACTATGTGTGAGTTCATTAGTGAAACTCCTCATTCCTACGATTGTCAAGATATGAGATAATTTCATTTCTCCATTCCATCAATTCATTAAAACACTCCTGATTGTGAGCACATTGACGAAGTTCATGATCTGGTTTCAGGACACTCTCATAAAAAAGACCGAGAGCGTCTTTACGTTTTTCGTGTTTTTGATCGGTCATTTGCGTGACTTCTTTTTAATGGTTTTCCGTTGGTTGTTGATGAAATCAACAGATTGTTTATAGGTATTCAATACCTTTACTTGACTCCCATTATGTATAATGATGAACTGTTTACCGCAGGGAACTGCTGCCCACATTCCATCATTGGTTACATAACCCAGTGGATCTTTAGGTTTAGGATCAAGAATTGAAGGATAAGGAATAAAGGGTTTAAGAAATCCCATCAACCAAAGATAGCAGTTACGCTTACGATTGTAGCACCTGGGTTCCGTGCCAGAGCAACATTCTCGGCATCTTTGTAATCTCTAGCAATAACTTCTTCAGAGAAGACAGTTCCTGCTTTGAAAAGTGTGACTTTAACTTTCATGATTCAGCGACGAACAACAGAGATTGCAGGTTCACCCTGCTGGAACACAGTGTCAACAACCGCCTGAACGCTTCTGGCGGTGCCTACACCCACTCTATCATAAACTGGAACACAAACCAACCCAAAGGTTTTTTGAGCACCACCCAGGCGAATTACACGCCCGATAGACTGGGAGATACCAATGTAGTCCATGTTACGCATAAACAACACGGCATCCAAACCCTTGACATTGATACCTTCAGAGAGAATAGAGTGGTGAATACAAACAAATTTCTTGTCATCACGACCCCAAGCGTTCAATGTATTGAAGAACTGCTCACGGGTAACTTTCTGACCGTTGATGATTGCACCTGATTTAGATGTAATCACCATCCAGTTGTAATCCCGCACTTGAAGTTGAGCGCAGAAATCACTTTCAGAAATCAAGCGCATAATTTGCTTGGTAGAACGTGCAGCAATCAGAACTTTGCCAGGTTCATGATCATCAAGAGTTTCAAGCAAGTTCTGACAATCAGATTGCTGATACTCACCACGGGGCAGTTCCTTCACAACAACTTTAGGAGGAAGGATGTAACCCTGCTCAACCAGATGTGGAGCACGAACAGTACAAATAACCTGCCCATAAACAGCAGGATCGTTCATCCCAGGTTTGAAGATGGTAAGAGAGTGTTTAGGAGTAGCAGTGAAAAAATAGCAGCGATCAGCGTCAGCAGAAAAATGTTCAGTGGCAGGGAAGAAATTACGCTGGACAGAATTGTGCGCTTCATCAAAATAAATGGTGTCTACGTTGATACCTGCCTCTTGAACTTTGTGCAGGGAGTGATATGTGGTAAAAATAAGTTGATTGCGATATGCTTGACGATGCCAGTTGCCAATCAGTGCAGGTTTAGTGCTGCTGAAGTGTTCAGTTTCACCACTGTGAACGTGATAAACAGCAGCGTTGTCAATAACCTCCAGAAACTCCTTACAGAGTTGTTCTGCAAGCAGAATACGAGGAGCAACAACAACAATGGTGGTAGAACCAACCTGATCAAACTGTTGCTTGGCATCGTTGATCATACACAGAGTCTTGCCACCACCCGTAGGGATGATGACCTGACCCTTGTCGTGCTGTTGCATCGCTTCCAGTGCTTCCTGCTGGTGTGGGCGAAGGGTGATCAAGTGGTGTCCTGTTCAGTATGGATATATTATAGCAGAAAACCGCCCACCAGAATACCCAGTGGACGGTTCGGAGATTGGACCCATCAGATCAGGCAGTATTTTCCCTGACCATCTACGAAGGAGAGAAAACCTTTTTCCTCAAGAATTTGCAATTCACGAAGAATTACTCCTCGGAAAGATCTTTCAGACTTAAACTCTGAAACGGTTGGTTTCCAACGAAAAGGTCGGATTACATTATATGCTTGTTTAGCAGTGAAGACCCTCAATTTTGGAAAATTATCCTTAAGAATCCTCAAAGTCATCTCATACTTTGTTTCAGAGTCTTTTTCATTCACTGGTTGTTCATCTTCATCTTGCAGATCTTGGGCATCAAGGTCATCAAGTTTCATCTCAAGATCCATTTGCATTTGCATCAAGATACCGACCAAGGTAGGGTTCTTCATTGCATACCCAGGGCAGAATCGAGAATCAATGCTTTCTTTAGCAAATGCAAGTGCTTGATCCACTTGCCATTCTGAAAAATTTTTGTTAGTAAGTTTGTGAGCGGTTGCCATATAGTATTGTGTTGAAGGCAATGTCATTATAGGGTAAGAATATAGGCAGGTCAACCCCATTATGTCACTAGAAGAACTGTTCTACTCCTACAGGTTCCCCGAAAGAATAATCGTATGTAAGTGCATCATGGCACACATAATG